TTAAACTATTAATTTTAAGCATTTGATTTTTTAATATTTCATACATAGGACGTTCATTTGAATACATAAAAACTTCTTTTATTGCATCGTCCTTTTGTAATAACTTAAAAAAAACACACGCTATTATAGTTAAAATTTCATTTGAAGGTGAATATACTTTTTCATTTACATCTTTTATTTTTGAAAATATTCCTGCTGAAATAGGAACTAATAATAATTTTGGGTCATTTGCAGGTCTAGATGTTGCTGCTCCTGCTCCTGCTCCTGCTCCTGCTACTGCTACTGCTACTGCTGCTCCTGTTGCTGTTAATTCGGCATTAATGCTGTCAGAAATAGCAGTTTTTTTTTCAGTAAATTTTTTATAAATATCTGTATATATTTGAAAAAATATATTATATTTTAAATAATCATTTTTATAAGTATTAGTACTATTATTTTTTGCAAAATTAGGACCTACAGAATGAATTAATCTTACTTTACTGTTTCCATTATATTTTAATTTATATTCACTATAAAATGAATCATCCTTAGGGTCATTAGGGTCATTAAATATTTTTTCATAATTACTATTATCATAATTAAAATTTCTTATAACATCAATATTACCATCGTCGTTTTTATTTAATTCTTTTTGTTGTCCCTCAATTAATTTATATAATAGACCTGATAAACCACTTCCATCTAATTTACCATTTATACTATCAATATTAGCAGGGTCAAGTATAACATTATATTCATAGTCTTTTGTAATAGACCCAAATTTTATATTATTTTTAAATATATCATTATCAAGTGGTTTTAAATTTTCAAAAAATTTTGGTATTATTTCATCAGTTGTAAATTTACCTCCTGATATTATTAAATCTTTACCATCTGGTGATTTTTTAATTTTTATTTCATTTGTTGATGAAATCTTAAGTATTTTATAAATACTATAATAATTTTCTTCTTCATATATTTTTTTAGTATTTAATTTAATTTTTTTTATTATTTCTCTAGTATTACTTAGTATTTTATCTGTTGTTGTATCATCTAGAGTGGTAAAATTGGCGGTTTCTGTAAAAGATTTTAATTTTACTAAAAAACTTATATCTACATCTTTAAAATAAGTATGTATATTATATATAATATCAGCATGTTTTTTTACTATATCTAATTCTAATAAAATTAGATCACTAACTGCACTATTTGGAATATTAAAGTCATTAAATTTATTATAAATATCAGTAATTATTCTATTTGCTAATTCTATAAATTCATCAATTTTGTTTTGGTTAGTTGCATTTTTTTTTCCAGTTAATTCAACTATTGTTTGTGCTAATGATAAATATAATTTTACTATTTCTGTAATTCCTGTTACTATTTTTTCATCATCATTTGTTAAATCAGGAGAACCAGATATAAAATATATTTTTGTTATATATTGCTTTGTTTTCAATATAACTATTAATTTATCTATATTATCTTTTAAATCACCAATAGTATTTAGTTCTTTTAATTTACTTAGTTCTATTATTAAATTTAATAATTCTACTTTTGATTTCATTATATTTTTTAATTCTTTTTCCTTTGCTATATATTTTTTTATTTGGACATTATCTATTTTAGATAAATCCAGAAACTCAATAGTTATTAATGATTTACAAGCAGTTATTAAATCATTTATATCAAAAGAAGTTGATATTTTTTTAAATTCAATTATTGATTTTACTAATATTATAATTGATTTTGCTTGTTTTGCTAGTAATTTTAATTTATTATTGTAATTTTCAATTTTATCATTCTCTGCAATAGCATCTATATCATTCTCTATTATTGGTTCTTTTATTTTTTTTATTATGTTTTCTATTACTTTTATTATTGTATCATTTAAATATGTTTGTAAATCTTGTGGTAAATCTTGTGGTAAATCTTCCTTTAATTTTCTTAATAAAAATATTGATTTTAATAATTTTATTTTTGTTTTTAATGCTATACCTTTTGCTATTGCTTTACTTATTACTAAATCTTCTTTTATTGTTGTTTGTATATTTAAAAAAATTTTATCAAAATCTGTAATATAAGTTTTTACTGTATTTTTATATTTTTCTATATAATTAGTTAATTTAGTTAATTTAGTTAATTTATTTTTTATATTTATTTCATGTATTCGTAATAAAGGTGGTGGTGGAGGTGGTAGAGGTGATGAAGGTGGTGAAAGTGAAAGTGATAGAGGTGGTGGATGTGGTGGATGTGATGATGAATGTGATAATGATGGTGATGGTGAAGGTGAACGTGATGATGAATGTGATGATTGTGATGATGATACTATACCAATAACAGGTCCAACTGCTATACTTGTTGTACCTGTTATACTTGCTACTGATTCTGTTGATGATATACTTTCATATTTAAGGGTTTCATATTTTTGTTTTATATCAGTATATAATGATGGCTTTTTAAAAGTAGTAAATATTGTAATATATGTATCAATTATTGATTTAGTATCAGTTATTAAATTATTTGCATTATATTTCATTATAAATTGTTTCTGAATATTAAAATAATCATAAACTATATTATAAAATCTTTTTTTTATATCAACACCACTGTCAGTTTCTTTAAATTCAGTATGAAAATCTTGTACAATATTATTAGAATTAATTATAATTATATTTACTGCTTCAATTAGTAAATTTTTTTTATTTAGCGATGCATCTATATTATCTTTTACTTTTGTAATTTCGTCTATTATTGTATTAAAACATTTTTTTAATTTTGCTGCAATATTACTTTTAATATTTATTGATTCTTCAACTAAATTTTTATGGGTTAAAATATTATCAATAGTAACAGTAATATTAGTTAAATCAGCACTTAATGATAATTCTATAAATTTATTTATTACATTTTTAAATATGGTTTCTACTAGAATTATTTCACCTTTTCCTCCAATTACTTTCTTTTTTTTCATATTCTATATTTAATTATTATATATTTTTATATTAATTATAATTTTGGTCCAATACCATATTTTTAAATAGGGTGTAATCGTCTTTGTCGTAAAAGTAAATAACGGGAATAATTTTATATTTATTATTTAATTCTTGATATACTGATTTTAAAGATTTGAAGAGTTTTATTTTTAGTTCTTGGTTAAAATTAATAAAGGCACCTGATGATATTGGTAATAGTCGTAATTTAAGATGTTTATTTTTTTTATATTCATTCATAAAACTTTTATAAATATCTTTATAAATTTTAAATATAAGTTCGTGTAATTCTGTTAAATCATCATTATTAATTATTTTTTTGAGATAAGATGAAGTTCTAAAATCAGGACCGACAGCATGAATGATTTTAATATTATTATAAGATGTATAATATGCGATACTTAGATTATTTTTATTTTTTTCATATAAATATTTTTCAGTTTTAAATTGAGAAAAATGTTTAATAACATCGGGATTTGGTTTAGATGTTGATAATAATTCATATATCGCATTAGATGCCCAACCAGCACCTTTAAAACTAGTTTTCATAAAAGTTAATCCTGCAGGGTCTAATATAACATCATTTTTATCCAGTTTATCAATTATAGATTTATTTACAATTAAATAAATTCTTTTAAATTGATCCTTAACAACCATAGATTTATATTTATCATCAATATTTATTTCCGCTTCTTTCAATTTCTTTTTACAATTATCATATGCTTCTAATGCATTAATATTTTTTTTTATTTCTTTATCTTTAACTACTTTCTTATCAATTTTAAGATTTTTAATAATAGATTTCCCTATTTTTCCATCAATATTAACACATCTATTAGTAGATGTATTTAATATTTTCCCAATGGGACATTCTTTAATAGTCATATCTAATATAACTAAGTAAATAAATAATTATTGCTTATATTATCTAATAAGTTTTTTTAATTATAATAATATTATTATTATAGTATAATATGAGAAATTCAAGAAAAACTAAAAAAGGAGGCAAAACATCTTTATTACAAACTCAATCTTCATTAAACCATCCTCAATTTTCATTAAAACCTTCATTAAAACAACATCCATTAAACCCTTCATTAAAAGAAAGTCCATCAAAATCTTCATTAAACACTTCATCAAAACCTAAAAAACGACCAAATGATGTAATAAGTAAAGATTATATTAATAATAATAATGTTCTTTATTTAAATTTATTAGAAGATGATAAAAATAAGTATATTGATGAAAATATACCAAATATATATAAATTAGTAATAAATGCTATTTTTGATAATTATAAAACAACAAATCGTGGTGTAATATTGGATAAAAATAAATTAGTATTTGGTAATAAAATAGAATATAAAAATAAAAAAGGTGGTGCATCATTAAATGAGTTTTCTGGTGAACGACTTTTACAAGAAATAGAAAATTATTGTCAAACCATAAATCCCAATGATGAAAATGATATAAAAAATTTTATAGAACGTCCTTTAGAACAAACAGAAATAAAAAATAATGAAAAATATAATTTATTAAATAATTTTATAAATAGAAATAAAACTATTGCAAAAGAAGATTATACTATTTCATGCACACCTACATATACATATGATAATGCTCAACCTACATTAGATGGTTTTGCAGCTGATTTAATAAAAAGTTATGACTGTTTTGAATATAATAAAGAAATTGTAACAGCATATGAAAAAAATTTTTTTAATGATGCAAATCAAGATGCTATAAAAGAATTTATTGACGAACAAAAAAATTATATAGCAAGACTTAATCTAAGAGAAAAAAGAATAATTCAAGATTATACAAATGAACATAGTTTTGGTTTTTATAATAAATATAAATCATCAGGTGCTGATAATGACGAATGGGTTAATAATAATAAAAATTTTGGAGATGCTTTTTATATCCAAATATTTGAGCTAGGATTAGAACCACCAATTGTTGGTATAACTTATCAACAATGGTTAAATCAAGATAGAGTATATTATATGACTCAAAGTAGAATTGCATTAAGCAAAGAAAACTGGGTTCGGGTATTAGATAAATTTATGAAAGATTTAGATGAAATTATATTGAAAGCTCCTCCTGTAAAAAAACCTCTATATTGTTATAGAGGGGTTTCAAGTCATTATATTAGAGGCGGTGTTAATGTTGGTCCTGTTATTTTTCCTACTTTAAGTGCTACATCAAATAATATGAAATCATTTATATCAACTAGATTAAGTTCATTTTCACTAGATTATAATGTTTCAAAAATTTTTTGTGATACAAGTGATAAGGTTGATAAATGTTTATATAGAATAACTATTTTACCTCTATGTCGTGTGTTATATGTAGCTCAATTATCCGTATTTAATAATGAAGTTGAAATTATAGCACCTAGTAATTCTATATTTTATTATAATATAAGTGATACAGGTAATGATTTACAACCAGTTATATCTTATAATAATATTACAAAAAAATATGGTATATGTTCTGTAGAAAGTTTTAATTCATTTGATTCTATTCTTGCTTTTACACCACAACCAATAGGTGCAACAATTATTAGACCAGGTCCTCCAACAACAGCTCCAATAAGACTTCCAACAGTTCCTTTAGTTCCAATAGTAGTTACAACAGTAGTTCCACCAGTAGTTCCACCAGTAGTTCCACCAATAGTTCCACCAGTAGTTCCACCAATAGTTCCACCAGTAGTTCTAAAAGTAGAACCAGAAACAGTTCCTGTAGTAGTTACTAAAGGAGATATTACAGAAATATTAGGTAATTTAGGTACATTTACTACTACAATTACTGGATCAGCAATTGATGCTGTTATTGATGCAGCAGCACCGCTAAATTTTTTTGATATATGTAATTTTTGTTCAGGGAACGATGATACTGGCAATTAATAAAAAAATGATATAAGGACATTAATAAGAAACCTTTAAATATGTTTATTATGATTATAAGATATATATATGATATGATTATATATGATTTTTTGAATGATATTAATATAGAACATTTAATATTTGCATATTTATATTAAATGTATTGATTTTTATAAAAAAGTATAAATAATGATATTTTAATAGATAGATTTGTTATTTATTTAGAATTATTGAATAAATTTATGCGATTTAAGAAACAGATTCTTATAGCGATTTATAATATTATTTTTCATATTCTCAATTTACTTATTAAATTCGGTATTCAAACGACATTTAGATTTTATATCAACTACTACGAAGTTAATATAAATCATATTTATCATATGATATTCCTTATTGTAAAAAAGAAGATTGAAAATTTTATATGAGTAATATTATAATAATGGCAATTATTTTTTGTCATTATTATTATTAAAGATTAATAATATTATCGCAAATATTTAATACTTTTTGGGAATGTGTTATAATTATTATTGTCATTTTATATTTTTCATTAAATTCCTTAATAAGTTCTAAAACTTTATCCTCATTATTACTATCTAATGCCGATGTTGGTTCATCTAATAATAAAATTTTAGGTTTTCTTAAAAATGCTCTACATATACTTATTCTTTGTTTTTCTCCACCTGATAAATTAGTTTTGTCATTTTCATTATCATTATTATCATTATCATTATCAATATCATTACATATATTTAATTTATTTTTGATATAATTTAAAAGTTCATAATCAATATTGACAATATTAGATATTAAATTTTTAGTAATATTTCCTGAAAATAAAACTGGTTCTTGTGCTACATATGATATTAGAGTATTATAATAATAGTCATAATCAAAATTTTTAATATTAATATCATTAATTAAAATATCACCATCATAACAATATGAACCTAATAATAATTTAATTAAAGTTGTTTTCCCTTTTCCAGAAGAACCTGAAATACCTGTAATTATATTATTTTTAATAGTAATATTATAATTATCAAAAATTTTTTTATTATTATCATACGAAAATGATAAATTCTTTATTGTTATTGATGGTATTATATTATTTGATGGAATATAATATCTATTATTATTAGTCGTAGTATTACTATCTTGAAATAAATGTTGAATATTATTTAAGGAAATATTATTTCTAAGTATGGATAATCTAATTTCATTTAAATCATTAGCAATAGAAATAATATTATCTTTATAGTTAATAAAGACAAAAATAATATTATATTGAATATTAGAATAAAAGGCAGTATAAATAATTAGGATAAAAAATATTAAATTTATAGATTGAATTACTGCTAATTTAATTGCATAATAAAATGCCTCTCTTTTTTTAAGTTTTGAATATAAATTATTATAGTATTTATAACTATCATAAATATTTATATTTAAAGTTCTATAAGTTTCTATTTTTTGAATATAGTCATATATAAGATTATTTTGTTTTAAATTGATTTGATTAGTATCATTGATTATTTTATCATAAAATAATTTATTATAGATATATTCAATTGAAAATTGAATAAAAGATAGGAAGAGTATAAATAAATATAATAATAATGATTTTTGAATTAAAATTATTGAAATGAATGAAAAATAAATTAAATTTCTAAAAAGAACATTCGCATTTAGAAAAAATAACTCTGATATATTTTTAGAATCAATATTTAAATAATTTGCGATGGTATGATGATTATTCTTATTAAAAAATAAGAAATTTTTAGAATTGTAAGATTTGAATATATCATCTTTAATTATAAATGTCAAATCTTCAATATAAATTGTAAAAATATATCCTCTAATTCCAGCAAATATATTTGACAATATTGAATATGATAAATAATATATTATTAAACTATCATTAATATCATCGTTCAACAAAAGTTCAATTATATTAGCATACAATAATGGCACATATGCTAATAAAAATGATGAAATAAACCCTGATATAAATCCTAATATTATTTTTCTATTTATTTTATAAATATAATTTACAATCATTATTATATTTTTTTAAATACATCTTTAAATAAAAATGTATTAAATATTACTAATAATAGTAAAAAATGAAATAGTACTTTTAAGATATTATTACTCCAATAATGATTGTTTAATTCAATCACTGGTTCTTGCTTCTCCTACTTTGCTATTAAAACAGCATTGATTAGAAAAACGGCGAATGTGTAAAATAGCACTTGTACCTGTTTAGCAAAAAAAGATGCAA